TACGCTCCTGCTCTTAACAGCAACAACCTTCAAGTAGACGACACAGGCAACACTTTTGCTGGTGTTCTTAACGGTCGCCTTCGTGTTTACATCGATCCATATGCTGGTTCGAACTACATGGTCATAGGTTACAAGGGTGCTAGCGCATTCGACGCTGGTCTCTTCTACTGCCCATATGTTCCACTTCAAATGGTTCGTGCGGTTGATCCTAATACATTCCAACCAAAGATTGGTTTCAAGACTCGTTACGGAATGGTTGCTAACCCATTCGCTGAAGGTACCACTGCTGGTGTTGGTGCAATCACTCAGGATTCGAACGTCTACTATCGTAGACTTCTTGTTTCGAACTTGATGTAATCTAAACTTTAGAGTTTAAACTCTATATCTAATAAGAATAACTCCGGAGGGAAACTTCCGGAGTTATTTTTTTATTCTGGCTTAGTATTTTTTTCGTTTGATAATTTCTTACTTAATTTTCCATCAGAAGCGTACTTGATTTTAATACGGCTTGACTGTACAGAATTCTTACAATCGTTTAATGTAGAAATCTTCATATTTTATAATCCTTATTTAGTTAATATATGTTTTCCAATAAATACATTATACACTGTCAACAAAATTATGTAAATAGGAAAGATGATGACTGATCAAAATAATTTATCCGCGCTAAGTTATAAAATAAAGATTTCTGGCGCAACAAATCTTGAAATGAGATGTCAATCTGTATTACTTCCAGGAGTTAATCTTGGAACATTTCAAGTTGCAACTCCATTCATTATGATGCAAGAACCAGCTAACTTTTCTTACGGATCGCCACTTGTCATCACTTTCATGGTTGGTGAAAATTTAGCAGATTATCTCGAAGTTTACAACTGGATGACAGGCTTAGGTCAACCAGACGGTTTTGATCGTCCTTACAATCGCAAATTCTCAGACGCGTCAATTATGATATTAAATAGCGCATATAAGACAATTTTTAACGTAAGATTTGAGCAAATATTTCCGCTTGCATTATCACAAATTGAATTCTCTTCTACGTTAACTGAAGTTCAATACATTACAGCTCAAGCATCATTTAACTTCGATAGATTTTATTACGATAAGATCGAGCCTTAACGGTTTACTTATTTCTTTTATTATGGTATTGTACTATATTAGCTAGTACATGACGGAGTGACATATGAACATACCCGAACTCGTTCCTTGTGTTGACCCAATCTTAAAAAGTCAACTTAACAAATTTGATTTTGAAAATCCTCAAACTGATCCAATCGAGCTTGCTCATACTTTAGCACAAGCCGTAATTAAGTATAATGGTTTTGGGATCTCTGCAAATCAACTTGGTCTTCCTTATCGAGCCTTTGCAATTAAGGCTGAGAAGATCATCGTTTGTTTTAATCCAATTCTTGTCGACACTTCAGCAGATACAGTATATCTTGAAGAAAGTTGTCTATCGTTTCCAAACTTGTATGTAAAGATTAAACATCCTCGTAGAATTAAAGTTCGATATACTGAACCGAATGGCAATGTTGTTACATGTAAGTTTGACGGTATGACTGCTCGAGTATTTCTGCATGAACTTGATCATCTTGATGGAATCATTTATTTGAATCGTGCTCATCCAGTTCACCTTCAGCAAGCAAAGACTCGTGCAAAGAAAATTAGCAGGATCAAGAAGTGAAGATCGATGATATCTTTGTTTTATGGGACGGTGATTCAAAAATTGATCGCCAAGAGCTGGGTGATGAAGCACTGAAGATTAGTGTTCTTCACAACAAATATTACAAAATTTTTATCAATGAAAAACTTGCATTGAAAAAGTACGAGTCTGAGTTTAAGCAATTAAAACTTGAAAAGTTCGAGTTCTATACTCAAGGTCCTACACCTGAGCAAATTGATAAAGGATGGAAGCTTCCGTCAATCGGTAGAATTGTTCGTGGAGATGTAGATAAATATCTGGAGGCTGATAAAGATATCATTCATCTTACTCTTAAGATCGCCGTCCAAAACGAAAAAATCGACCTCCTTGAATCTATCATTAGAACACTGCGTGATAGAAACTTTAATATTCGGGCGGCGCTCGACTGGAGCAAATTCCAAGTTGGAGCGTAATGGCTGACATACATTTAAAATATATTAACGCTGTTCACATGAAGGTTGTGGCAGAACCATCTATTTTGATGGAACTATCAGACACGCTTACTTTCTTTGCAGACAACTATAAGTTTCACCCAAAGTATAAGTCAAAAATGTGGGACGGAAAGATACGTCTCATGAACATGATGACAGGCTATGTTTATGCTGGCCTAGCAAAGAGAGTCAAACACTTTGCCGATTCTCGAGATTATACACTCGACTTTGATAATGAATTCCTTTACACTAAAATCACCAATGAAGATGTAAAAGACTTTATATCGACTCTAAGTATTCCAGAAGAATACGAGACCCGTGAATATCAGATTGACTCTATTGCTAAATGCTTAATCTCTGGTAAAAGAACACTGATTAGCCCGACTTCATCTGGCAAGTCATTTATGATCTACGTTTTGTCTCGTTGGTATAAGCAGCATAAAAAGCTTATCATTGTTCCTACGATCGGTCTTGTGACTCAGATGGAATCAGACTTTCGTGAGTATGGTTATGAAGGAAAGATCCATACAAGCATTGGTGGATTATCTAAAGACTGCGATATCGATGCTGAAATGATAATTACGACCTGGCAGTCACTGAATAATGGCAAAACTAAAATGCCAAAGCAATGGTATCAACAGTTTGGCATGGTCGTTGGTGATGAAGCTCACGGCGCAAAAGCAAAATCACTGGTTGACATATTAAGTTCACTGGTAAATTGTACATATCGTTTTGGCACGACTGGTACACTTGATGGTAATCCTTTGAATGAAACTACGATTGAAGGTTTATTTGGTCCTCGTTATCAAGCTGTTACTACAAAGGAACTCATGGATCAAGGTTACGTATCAAAACTTAAAATTAAATGCATTGTTCTTAAGTATCCAGAAGAAGTATGTAAGGCAAATAAGAAGAAGCGAGACGATATTACGAAAGCGTTTGGTCCAGCACAGCGAGCTGCAAAATACTACGCGTCTGAAATCGATTTGATTACCACAGATCAAAATAGAATGAACTATATCAAAAAGCTTACACTTAAGCTTGATGGCAATAAGTTAGTCTTTTTTCGACTACGCGATCATGGTAACGAGCTTAATCGAGTACTTGAAGAATCATCACCGAATAATGTATTTTATATTGACGGTGGAGTAAAAGACCGTGAACGAATTCGTAAAGCGATCGAAGATGAAGAAAATGCTATACTCGTAGCATCACTCGGTACTACGAGTACCGGAACTTCAATTAAGAAACTGCACCATATGATTGCTGCAGCACCACAGAAGTCAAAAACAAAAGTACCTCAGTCGATTGGACGTATGCTTCGTCTACATAAACAAAAGGAAACTGCATACCTCTGGGATATCGTTGATGACTTATCTTACAAGTCATACGAAAACTATGCTCTTCAACATTTTAAGGAAAGAGTAAAGATGTATGATGCCGACAAATTTGACTACGACATTATTGTAATTCAACTATAAGGAATGTAATATGGACTCAGAAGCTAAATACATCTGCCTAAAGCTTGTTACCGGTGAATCTATAATGGGATTAGTGGAATCAATAAATGACCATTACTTTAATATCGAAGAACCAGTGAACATATCTTTTGACTTCGATAAAGACGGAAACTTCGGATTAAAATTTGTTTCATATATGTCGTGGTGCAATAAAACGGTATTTACATTTAATCGCAAGTTTGTTATAATGGATGTAGAGCCAAAGCCTGAGACGATTGAATTTTATAAAGAGTTTCAGACGATTGAAAATGACGACGAAATGGATGATGACTCAGTCGTTGTAGATCTATCAAATTTATATAATAAAGTTTACGATAAAAAGAAATTACATTGAGGTTATAATATGAAAAAGAAAAGCAGTCAACATTATGTTGACAATAAGCGTCTATACGGTGAAATGCTTCATTACATTAATGCGCTCAATGAAGCAAAACAAAATGGCCTAACTGGAAATGAACTGCCAAGGATTAGTGACTATATTGGCAAGTGTATTTTTCTCATTGCACAGAAGCTTGCGACTAAGCCAAACTTTGCTAGTTACTCATTTAAAGATGAAATGATTAGCGACGGCATTGAAAACTGCTTGATGTACATACACAACTTTAATCCAGATAAATCAACGAATCCTTTCGCTTACTTTACACAGATCATATTCTATGCATTCCTTCGTCGAATACAAAAAGAACAAAAGCAGTCTTACATTAAGCACAAAGCACTTATCAATTCGTCAATAAATAATACGTTGGTAAATATGGGCTCAGAAGATGCTGGCCACTTTAGCGTAGTGTACGCGCAGCTCGATACAGACAAGAGTGCCAACCTGATCAATAAGTTTGAAAAGCCAAAGCCAGTCAAGGAAAAACCAAAGAGTGGCGTAGAAAAGTTTATGGGAGAAGATAATGAGTAGACCATTGCCAGTTGCAGTTGAACAAATGATTGAATCTGCTCAGGATAAGAGCAATCCTTTACATATTCGTGAAAATTATGTTCAAACTCTTACAATGATTCGCGATCGCTGTGACGTAGTCATTAGTGATTTTAATCGAAAGAAGATTGCTGAGTTGACAAAAAAGAATTTTCGATGAAAATAGCTTTACTGGGTGATACTCATATTGGCGCACGAGGTGACTCAGCTGCGTTCCATGATCATATGCAAAAGTTTTACATGGAGTTCTTCTTTCCTTATTTAAAAGAGAATGGCGTAAACACAATCATTCAGCTTGGAGATCTTTTTGATCGCCGCAAATACATTAACTTTATGTCACTGCATAGAAGTCGGTCATATCTCTTTGATCAACTTAAAGAATACGGCATTGACTTCCATGTATTTCCTGGTAATCACGATACGTTTTATAAGAGCACGAACGAAGTCAACTCGATTAATCTTCTACTCGGCGAATATGATAACATCACTACTTACATGGAGCCAGCTGAAGTAGATTTTGATGGACTTAAAATTGGCATGATCCCTTGGATCTGTCCAGAAAACTATGACCGAGTAGTCGAGTTCATGAATACGACTTCAACTCAGATCATACTTGGCCACTTTGAAATTGCTGGTTTTGAGATGTATCGTGGTTCAGTATGCGATCACGGTCTTTCTATTGAACTCTTTAGTAAATTTGATGATGTTTACTCTGGCCACTTTCATACTCGTTCATCACGCGGAAATATTACTTACGTTGGTACGCCGTACGAACTTACATGGTCTGATTGGAATGATACGAAAGGCTTTCATATCCTTGATACTGAAACACGTGAACTTACTTTCGTTGAAAATCCATTTAAAATGTTTCATAAGATTCATTATGATGACTCGTCAAACGATTACGATGAGGTGATGAATAAAGATGTACATAATTTTAAGAATGGTATAATAAAGGTAGTAGTACATACAAAAAACAATCCTTACTGGTTCGACCAATTTATTTCTAATATTGAAAAGATTGGTGTGGTTGACTTACAGATTGTTGATGATCATCTTAATCTAGACCTAGAAGATGACTCAGACATCGCTGAGGGAGTCGAGGATACTCTAACAGTACTCACCAAGTATGCTGAACAAGTCACTGGTATTGACACCAGACGGCTTAATGTATTCCTTAAGAACCTTTACCACGAAGCTTCAAATTTGGAGTAAACATATGACATTCGAAGAATGGCTAAACGAATCAGAAGTCTATTCTCTTCGTTGCGAAAGACTATATGAAGATCTCGTCGAGAACGATGCACGACCGTACCAAACAAAATATGACTTAGTTGTTAAGTGGCTTCAGGCTGCTTATGATGTTGGATATGAACGTGGCCATAGTAATGGGTATAACGCAGGCTAATGATTTACTTTAAAAAACTTAGATACATGAACCTGCTCAGTACTGGTAATCAGTTTACTGAGCTCGACCTCAATAGTCATAAGACTACGCTTATCATGGGCTCAAACGGTGCTGGAAAGTCAACACTAATTGAAGCTCTTACTTTTGTTCTTTATGGTAAGCCATTCCGTAACATAAATAAGCCGCAGCTGATGAATAGCATTACTCAAAAGAATCTTCTCGTTGAAGTCGAGTTTTCAGTAGGGAAGAAAGAATACCTTGTTCGTCGTGGAATCAAGCCAACACTGTTTGAAATTTATCAGAACGGTGTAATGTTTAATCAAAACGCTGAAGTCAAAGAGTACCAGGATATGTTTGAAAAGACAATCCTGAAAATGAACTATAAGTCGTTTAAGCAAATCGTTGTGCTTGGCAGTTCAAACTATGTTCCATTTATGCAGTTGCCAGCCGGTGAACGTAGACAAGTGATTGAAGACCTACTCGATATTCAGATCTTTTCTGTGATGAATAATCTGCTGAAAGAAAAGTCGAACCAAAATAAAACCGATATTCGAGATAACGAGTATAAGCTTGACTTAATCGATCAAAAGATTGAGTTAACACAAAAGCATATCAAAGCTCTTCGTTCGAACAACGATGAGATGATTGAGTCTAAAAACAAACTAATTGAAGAACTCAAGTCGAGTATCACTCTGGCCGAAGCTTCAGCAAGTGAGGTATCTGATATCGTTGCTCACATGCTTGAAGAAATGCCCGATCTAAAGAAGCTCTCATCGAAGCGGTTAAAGCTTAATGATATTGATTCAAAAATTAGTAGTCGAATTAATTCTTTGAAAAAAGAAATTGCCTTCTTTCATGAGCATGACAATTGTCCGACTTGTAAGCAAGGTATTGATGATGAGTTTAAGACTCAACGTATTGATCATCGTCAGTCTCAACAAAGGGAACTCACTGAAGCGGTAGATAAACTTAATGCTGAACTAGCCGCAATTGAAACTCATATGGAAGCGGCCAACTTACTGAATACTCAGATAGCAAAGAAGAACGCTGAAATCACTGCGCTGAACAGTGATATTCGTGTTTGGAACTCAAGTATCGAAGTCATTCGTCGTGAGATCGAAGGTATCAAGTCAAACACTTCTCAAGTCGATGCATCAATCGAAGAAATGCAAACACATAAGGCTCAACGTACAGAACTTAATAACAATAAGATCTCACTTTTTGATCAAAAGTCAATTATTGATGTTTCCTCTACACTATTGAAAGACGGCGGCATCAAAACTCGAATTATTCGACAGTTTGTCCCAATCATCAATAAACTCGTGAATAAATATCTGGCAGCAATGGAATTTATGTGTGGCTTTGAACTTGATGAACAATTTAACGAAACTATCAAGTCTCGTTTCCGAGATGAATTCTCGTATGCCTCTTTCTCCGAGGGCGAAAAATTTCGTATTGATATTAGCCTTATGCTTACCTGGCGGGCTATTGCTAAGCTCAGGAATAGTGCTAGTACTAACCTCCTCATCATGGATGAAGTCTTTGATGGCTCGTCTGACCACTCGGGCGTAGAAAATTTAGTTAAAATTCTTGACGCTGTTGGAAGCGAATCAAACATCTTTGTCATCTCTCACTCAGAGAAGATGCTCGATAAACTTGAGCACACCATTCGATTTGAAAAGAATGGTAACTTTTCACGTATGATTATTAACGCAGAGTAATATTATGAAAAATAAAACAATACTTGTCACCGGCGGAGCTGGATTTATTGGTTCGAACCTATGTGAACGTTTAGTCAAAGACAACACTGTCGTGTCACTCGATAACTATACGACAGGAAGAATGTGTAATCATGTAGAAGGTGTTAAATACTATCATGGTTCGACAGCGACTGGTATTAGTGAAACAATTGATCGACTAAACGTTGATGTTGTTTTTCACCTTGGAGAGTACTCTCGAGTCGAACAAAGCTTTGAAGACTATGATACTGTCTTTCACTCAAACACGATAGGTACTCGAAACGTTCTTGAGTTTATAAAGCGAACAGGTGCTAAGCTTGTTTATGCTGGATCGAGTACAAAGTTTACTCATGAACATACTGGCTACATTCAGAGTCCTTATGCTTGGTCAAAGCAAGTGAACACTGATCTTGTTATGCGATACGGTGAGTGGTTCGGCATTGATTATGCTATCACTTACTTCTATAATGTATATGGAAATCGTGAGATTGAAGAAGGTAAGTATTCTACTCTTATTGCTAAGTATAAGAAACTTGCATTGAACGGTAAGCCTCTTCCAGTCGTAATGCCAGGTAATCAACGTCGTAATTTTACTCACATTGATGACACTGTTGACGCTTTAATGCTTATTGGTCAATACGGAAAGGGCGATGAATACGGCATTGGAGTTGAAACATCTTACACTGTGCTTGAGATTGCTGAAATGTTTGGTGGAGAAATCGAGTATCTTTCTGAGCGTAAAGGTAATCGTTTGACTGCAAGTGTGGTATCAGATAAGACTAAGGATCTTGGTTGGTGGCCAAAGCAATCGCTAAAAACACACATTAAAGAGTTTCGCAGTTTACATAATATTTAAGATAGTGTATAGTTGTAATGTGATTGATTTAAAAGGAGATAGTTATGTCACGTGATTGGACTCGAGATATTGAAGATATGCATGCAAAGTTTGGTGTGAATGACTGGGTAGAACAAAAAGTTAAAGAAAAAGATTGGGAAATGCTTCGTGAGTTCCTTAGCTTTCGTATGAAGTTCCTTGATGAGGAACTCAATGAAACCAAAAAGGCTGTAGCCGAACTTGATGCAGAAGAAATCGTTGACGGACTGATTGACCTATGTGTTGTTGCGATCGGAACACTAGATGCATTTGGTATTAATGCTGCACAAGCATGGAGTGAAGTTCATGATGCTAATATGTCAAAGACTCGTGGCATTAAGCCATCCCGGCCGAATCCTTTTGGCATGCCAGATTTAATTAAGCCGGAAGGTTGGCACGGCCCATGTCATAATCATAACCATGGTGTATTGAGTCTTTTGAATGACTAATCATTTTATTTTTGATTTTGAAACACTGGGGCAGGACGTAAATTCCTGCCCCATCATCGATTGTTCTTACGTTATCTTTGACTGGAAACGTTTAACATCTGATAATCCTTATACGATCAACGAACTTCTAAAGATGATTAAGAAGAACAAAGTTGACATTGTCTCTCAGGTGAAGCAGCACAAGTTCGTAGTCGAACCGAGCTCAGTCGAATGGTGGAAAGGTCAAGGCGCTGAAGCTCGTGAAAAGATTAAGCCTCGTCATGACGATATGTCACTTGAAGATTTTATGGAATCACTCTTAAATTATTGTGACGGTCAGCGTGTCAAATATTGGTGGAGCCGAGCAAATACGTTTGATCCGATGATTCTTGCTCGCTGTGCCAGTGTCCTTGATATGAAAGCTCGAATGGATACCTGTCTTCCGTATTGGGCTGTGAGAGATACTCGTACGTTCATTGATGCAAAGTTCAATTTTAACAGTTCAACAAGCTTCTGTCCTATTCAGGATAACGCTCGTTGGGATAGAGTCTTTGTGAAGCATAGT